TTGACTGACATTCACGATCATAAGCAAAATGATTATGTTGAACTTCATATTCGCAACAAAGGAACCGATACTGGTATAATCGTTACTGGCATGAGTTTGCTTGTAACTTCTATTTGATTGAGGATCTTGGTAGAATTTATTGTAGTTGACATTTAACTATAAATTCACTATAATACTAAAAAGTATTGATCACTGCCAATATAAAATTTTATGAGTAATTTTGTTAAACTTGCATTGGAAAATGGTGGAACTATACATCCACTAATTATTCCTTCGACAGATTTAAAAGGACCAGCACTTACAAATCCTTCCATTTACAATGATAATGGTAGAATTCTTGTAAATCTCAGAAATATTAACTATACATTATATCATTCGGAAAAAAAGAAGTTTGAGCATCATTGGGGACCTTTGATCTATATTCATCCTGAGAATGATCTTCGTCTTCGTACTTGGAACATTATATGTGAACTGGATGAAAATATGCGAATTAAATGGTATCATCATATTGATACTTCTAATCACCCAGATAAAGAACTTTGGGAATTTGTTGGATTAGAAGATGCTCGTATTGTCCGCTGGGATGGAAAACTTTATACCTGTGGCGTCAGAAGAGATCTTGATACTGTCGGCACGGGTAGAATGGAACTTTGTGAAATTGAGATTACTGAAAACGATGTGAAAGAATTAAGTCAACATCGTATTCCAACTCCAGGCGATAATAGTTCTTACTGTGAAAAGAACTGGATGCCAATTCTCAATATGCCCTATCATTTTGTGAAATGGACTAATGGGACTGAAGTTGTTAAGTATAATATTGAAAATGGCAAAACAGAAACTGTAAATCTTATTAATTACAAAGAACTTGGTTGTATTGATCTTCGTGGAGGATCTCAAGTTATTCCTTTTGGTGAATATCATTTAGCACTTAATCATGAAACCTTTCTCTTTAAAAGTGAACAGGATAGAAAAGATGGTACTTATCGCCATAGATTTACGGTTTGGGATAAGTATTGGAATATTGTTAAGGTTTCTCCAAGGTTTTCTTTTTTGAATGCTGAAATTGAATTTGCTGTAGGTATGTGTGAATATGGTGATGATTATTTGATCACTTTTGGTTTTCAAGATAATGCTGCTTATCTTCTTAGAGTACCACAAAAAATCGTTCAAGAATTTATTTTTGAATAGTGAATGTATATGAAAATTAATAATTATTGTATTAATTACTATGATTCTAAAACAGATCTTTGTGAAATTGGTTCTAAATATGGAACTGACAAATCTCCTCTGTTTAGTGATTTAACTAAATTATATTATAATAAAGATTATAGGCATTCTTATACTTGCTTTTATTCTATTTTATTTTCTACTTTAAAAAATCAAGAAATAAATTTTGGAGAAATTGGAATAGCTAATAATGCCTCAATCAAAATGTGGAGAGAATATTTCTCAAGGGCTAAAATATATGCTTGGGATGGATCCGTCGAATGTATAGAAAAAGCAAAAGTTAATAATTTAAATGATGTTTTTTATGGTTATATGCATACTGAATATGAAAAATCTATTCAAAATGCATTTTTAAATTGTGGTATGAAATTTGATGTTTTACTCGATGATGCAAGTCATTTATTTTGGGATCAAATAAGAGTTATTAGGTTATCTGTAGATTATTTAAAAAATGGATCTTTTTTAATTATTGAAGATATTGATAAGAATATTTCAAATTATGATTATATTTTAGAAATTAAAAGATATGGACACGATAAATTTTTTGAATCAATCTCTTTCATTGAATTTGATCATGAAAATGTTGAATTAGGAGACTTTAATAATGATAAAATTATTTTAATGGTAGTAAAATAAATGAGTTTAGATTATAAAAATTGTATTAATTTTGCACTTCCATATTTGCCTATAAACTCAACAGTAATTGATGTTGGTTGTAATATTGATCCAATAGTAGAAATGAACTATGCTGAATGGGTTGAAAATTGGAATGATGATTTTACTTTTCTTGTATTAGAAAGATTGCCCAATTCAAAATGCATTGGTATAGAACCTCTGCATTGGGGAACTTATGAAAATAGATGGGGAAATGATTATAGAGTTGATTTATTGAAAATAGGTTTATCTGATAGAAATTGTTTTGAAACAATATTTTTTCCTGGAGTACACCATGTTATTTCCAGTTTTTATAAACAAGAATCTTTTAGTCAATATAATGTTCAAACCAAAGAAATTGAATGTAAAACATTAGATACATTAAGTTTTGAATTGAACTTGGAACATATTGATTATTTAAAAATTGATACTGAAGGGGCAGAATATAAAATACTTTTAGGTGCAAAAAAACTCCTTAAAGAAAAAAGAATATCTTTTATTCAATTTGAATATGGTCTTCAAGACAAAATTATACCTTCGGTAGAATTAATTTCTAATTTTTTGAGTGAATGTAAATATACTGAAGTTTTAACTTCTGGAAGAGAAAAATTGTGGGTAAATGAACAAATATATAGAACAATGAATTAAAAATTTATATGGAAAAAAATAACAAAATTTCATTAATCTGTGCCTGCAAAAATAGAATTAAACCACTTTTAATTTCTCTAGCATCTTGGTTATTGATTGATGAGATTGTAGAAATTATTATTGTTGATTGGAACTCGGATAAACCGATTGATTATATTACTAATTTGGATCCTAAAATTAAAGTAATAAGAGTCTCTAATCAAGAATTTTTTAATCAACCACAACCATTAAATTTAGCATTAAAACTTTGTACTCAAGAATCTGTAATAAAAGTCGATTCTGATCATGTTTTTAATCCTTATTGGAATTTTTTTGATAGGTATGTGATTGATGATAATTCTTTTGTTTGTGGAGATCCTAGTATTAGTAATATAGATGGTTCTGTACAACCTTATTTTGTATATCTGAGAGGAATTCTTTATATTAAAAGAAAGTTTTTAGAAGCAGTTGGTGCATGGAATGAAAATATGGGAGAATATTATGGTGGAGAAGATGGTGAGATAGAAAATAGATTGGAATTATATGGATTAACCAAGCAAAAATTAAACTTGGATTATACACTTATACATATTCCACATTCAAATAAGGAAAGAATTTCAAACTTTAAGGGATATACTTCTAATACTGATTTGAATGAATCGATAAGGGGGCAGTTATCTCAAGGTTTGAGTGGAAATGAATTGGAATGGAATGTTGAATATGTTTTAGCTGAGAGTCATATTAATTCTAATGTACAAACATTCTATAATTCTACTTCTTACTATGTTGAACCAAAAATAAACTGGGACATAATTCAATTAGATGATCAAAATTATATTGCGAACATGGTATAATAGTATGAATAAGATAGTTTTTAAAAGGAGATAAAAATATGATACTAGATTTTGATTATGTCTATGACAAATATAATTTGAATGTTTCTGGACTCCTTCATATTGGCGGACATTATGGTGGTGAGTTGCAGAAATATAAGTCTCATAATATAAACAATATTGTTTTGTTTGAACCATTGTCTTCAAACTTTTCAGTACTAAGTGAGGCAGTAAAGAATATTGGTGGAAATATTGTTGCCCATCAAGTTGCTCTTGGAAATGATAACCGAAAGGTTATAATGAACATTAGTAGCAATGAGGCGCAGAGTAGTTCTATTCTTATTCCTAAGGTTCATCTGACTGTACATCCAGAAGTTTTATTCAATGGAACTGAAGAAGTTGAGATGAAGAAACTTGATGATTATGATTATAAGGATTATAATATGATCGTTGTCGATGTTCAAGGATATGAACTTGAGGTTCTAAAAGGAGCAACACAAACATTGCACAATATTGATTACATTTATTGTGAGGTTAATCGTGATGAAGTTTATGAGGGTAATGCAAGAGTTGAAGAAATTGATGAGTTTCTTTCTACATATGGATTTAAAAGGGTAGAAACTCAGTGGTATTATACTGAGGTATGGGGGGATGCTCTGTATATGAAAGAAAAAAAATCTAATCCTAATCCTAATGTTTCATTGATTTGTGTATGTAAGAATCGTCTTGAGTCTCTTAGAGTTTCTTTGAGTTCTTGGTTGCTCTTTGATCCAATTAAAGAAATTATTATTGTTGATTGGGACTCTGAAGAACCAATTCATAATCTGACTCAGTTGGATCCTAGAATCAAAGTGATTCGTGTGAATAATAAAAAATATTTTAATTTAGCACAACCACTGAATCTTGCTGCAAGTCAGGCAACAGGAGACTACATTCTAAAGGTTGATACTGATTATATAATCAATCCATATTATAATTTCTTTGAATCTTACTTAGTAGATGAAACATGCTTTGTAAGTGGTGCTCATGATGCTCCGGATTTGGTTTATGGACCTGATCAGAATGGAGAATATACCATAGACATGGCGAAGAATGAATTTATGAATGTTGTTGACTATGTAAATTGTTTTAGTCATTATTTTAGATATCTAAGAGGAATGCTCTATGTATCAAGAGATAATTTCTTAAAAGTAAATGGATATAATGAATTAATTGACACTTATGGGTTTGAAGATGGTGATATGGAAACTAAACTAAAATCTTTGGGATTATCGCATAAAAAGATTTCCTATGATCACGCTTTAATTCATATTCCACATTCTGATAAGAAAAGAATAGAAAATTGTAAGTATGATTTGAATGATGAAAAACAAATAAGATATAATCTTTCTCATTTTTATAGTGGTGATATGCTAGATGCACAAACTTATTATGGTGTTGTAAGTCGTTTAGTGCAAAAAAATGGAGATGCTTCTAGAAGAAAAGGTCGTAAAATAAGTTGGAAAATTAATCAAATAGGTGATCAAAATTATGTTGCTGAAGATACAATTATGCTAAAATTAAAAGAATTTCCATCTGTTAACTATGTAAGTTTAGAAGAAAGTATTGATCGCCAGATGACTCTCGTAAATCAATTCTATGAACATGGAATTACTAATATCAATTCTGTGATTTCAAAAAGATTTGCAGAATCAAACGATGTAGTTACTGGTAAGTATGCCTATACTCTGAATGATGGCACCAAAGGATGTGTAGTATCTCATCTTAAAGCAATCAAAAATTGGTATGAGAACACTGATGAAGACTATGGATTCTTCTGTGAGGATGATCTGAGTCTTGAAACTATTCAGTACTGGAACTTTACATGGGAAGAATTTATTAAAAAAATTCCTTTGGATGCTGAGTGTGTTCAACTTCTTACTATTCGTGGTGACTTTGAAACCTTTGAACTCCGTGAGAGACAGTGGAATGATTGGGCAGCAACAGCATATATTATCACTAGAGATTATGCGAAGATGTTAATTGGTATTTACATTCGAAATGATACTTATCATCTTGAGGTGCCAAATTCTGATGTAATGCCTTTGATTGAAAATATTTTATTCTCTGGTAAGACTTATACTGCTCCTTTATTTGTTGAAAATATAGAATTTAGTTCCACATTTGTTGGGTCTGATGATGATGTTAATGATGGACAAAAGAGAGATCATTATTATGCTCATGAGACAGTGTTGAATTATTGGAAAGGAAATTTGCAAGAGAAGAAAATGCCTAAAAGTAAATCATTTACTATTAAACCTCGCAAACCTAAGTCAAAAATCGTTGATTACTTTCCATATTTTAATGAGAAAGAAATTCTAGAATTGAGAATTAATTTACTTAAAGATCATGTGGATAAATTTGTAATTGTTGATGCAAATAGATCTCATACTGGAAAAGTAAAACCCTTTACTTGTAAAGATACCCTTAAAGAACTTGGTCTGTGGGATGAAAATAAAATTCAAGTAATTGAACTTAACCTACATTCCGATGATGATGAAGTTGTTTTTACTGATCATGATAGGTATTACAATCATAATGATCATAAAAAAATGTTAGTTGGATCTAGGGATAGATTGCAAAAGGATGCACTGTTTTCTATCATTGATCAGTTTGATGATGAAACTGTTTTCATTGTAAGTGATTGTGACGAAATTATTAATCCAGAACATCTTACTTATGTTCCCAATATCATTAGAAGTAATCCAAATATTATATTTAAGATTCCTTTAGTCTATCTTGAAGGTAGAGCAGATTTAAGATTGTTTTATGAATCAAATAATAATCCAGTTCAATGGGACTGCACTATGTTCTTGGCGACAAAAAATCATTTAAAAACTCACACACCAAATGAAATTAGATCTAATTTTAATATTTCTTATCCAATTTCATATATTGGTCAATATGAAAATGAAAATTATCTAAGATATGAAGATATGGGATGGCATTTTAGTTGGATGGGGGATACTGATAGAAAGAAATTAAAATCTTTATCTTATAGTCATTATGATCATGAATTTGAACATATCATTTATAAAAAATGTTCTGGAAAGTTGATGGAAGAATTTATAGAAAATCATAAAGCAGAGGAAGGAAATATTAGTGTTTCTGGGCACATTGGAACGGTTATGAAAAAATATCCACATGAAACTCTTCCTCAAATTATTTTTGATTTACCAAGAGTTAAAGAATTTTTATTGCCGAGTATTTCATCAAAATCTGAATTTGAAGAATTACTTACGAAATATTCTTTAGATACTGAAAATGCAGATCATAATTTTGCATTGGGAGTTTGGTATGAAAATAAAGGTCATACTGCACCTGCACTTTCATATTATCTAAGATGTGCTGAGAGAGCAGAAGATGAGGATCTTGCTTATGAGGCTTTAATTCGCGGATCTTATTGTTATGAAAAACAAGGAACAAGAGATGGAAGTTCAAGATCTATGTTGTGGCAAGCACAAGCGTTTCTTCCTCACCGCCCAGAAGCATATTTTCTTCTGAGTCGCTTTGCTGAAAAAAGAGATTGGTGGCAAGATTGTTATATGAATGCCGATTTGGCTCTTAGATATTGTAGATTTGATTGCAAACCTTTAAGAACAGATGTTGAATATCCAGGAAAATATGGACTGCTTTATGAAAAATCAGTTGCCGCTTGGTGGTGGGGTAAAGGAAAAGAAACAAGACAATTGCTTCAAGAAATAAAAGAAAATTATGAACTTTCTTCAGAATATTATGATATAATAGGGAAAAAACTGATGGGATATGCCAGTGGTCATGTTCCAGAAGAAGAAATAAAGTATAATAAGAGTAGGTACAATCAGTTTCGATTTAAATTTGGTGGTTTAGAAAAAATTGAAAGAAATTATTCTCAAGCATTCCAGGATATGTTTATTCTTTCTCTACTTAATGGAAAAAGAAATGGACTTTATTTAGAGATTGGGGCACAAGAACCATTCTTTCAAAATAACACTGCACTTTTAGAAACTGAATATGATTGGAAGGGTATTTCTATTGAAATTCGAGAAGATCTTTGTAATATGTTTAGACAACAAAGAAAAAATTCTATTATTTGTCAAGATGCTACTACAATTGATTATACATATTTGTTAGATGAATTTGGAAAAGGTAATATCTTTGATTATTTGCAAATTGATTGTGAACCATCAAAAACAACTTTTGAAATTCTTCTTATGATTCCATTTGAAAAATATAAATTTGCTATTATTACTTATGAACATGATCATTATGTAGATATGACTAATTCCTATAGGAATAAGTCAAGAGAATATTTGGAATCAAAGGGATATAAACTCGTTGTAACAAATGTTTCTGCTAATGATTTTTGTCCATTTGAAGATTGGTGGTATCACCCAGATTTAGTTAGTTTTGAAATAGTTAATATAATGAAAAATATTTCTAATGTTACTGATGTTAGAAAATACATGTTCAATTAAATAAAAAAATTATGAATTTTACAATCTATTCAAAAGAAAATTGTCCATATTGCTATAAGGTTAAACAAGTATTGGAGTTGACAGGAAGTAACTTTGTGGTTTATAATTTAAATGAGCATTTTACCAGGGAAGAATTTTATTCCGAATTTGGTGAAGGATCAACATTTCCTCAAGTCCTTTGTGACGATAAGAAACTAGGTGGTTGTACAGATACTATTCAATATCTTAAAGAACAAAAAATTGTCTAATACAAACCTAAATAATAATAACCACAGAAATCGTGGCGTTGAAGTTTTACTCCATGGAGGAAAAAGAAAGCAAATTCAACCATTTCATATTATTTTTGAAAAGATATTTTGCTTTCTAAATCGGGAAGTAACTATCTATTTTGAATTTTCCTTAAAGTCTAGGAACAAGAAAAAGTAATTTTCCGGAGAAAAGAAATGTTAGCAGTTAGTTTAGTTCTTGGTTCTTTTTTAATTGTAATGTTTCTCATAGTCGGACTTATTGCTGGTTGGGTTGCGAGAGAATATATGATGAATTATCAAGATAGACCAAAACTTCATCCAGAATTTTTTGATGATAATGGAAATGTTATTCCTGATGAGGTTCTTGCAATAAGTTTCAATCCAGACTTCTTTGATGATGAGGAACTTGATGATGAAGAAGACTAAATATTTTTAAATTAATATAAATTTTGATTTTTATGAGTATGACAGTAACAAAAAAAACTACTACTAAACCAAAAACAAATCAGTTAAAAGTAGTAAATTCTGAAAGTTTAGAATTGCCAAAAAATCCCTTTATTTTCGAAGTACTAAATTTTGTTTCTAAGCAAAGAACAAATTCTAAGAAGGTAGAAATTTTAAAGAAATATGAAGATAGTTCTTTAAAAGCAATTTTTATTTGGAATTTTGATGAAACAGTAATATCAGTACTTCCTCCGGGAGAAGTTCCATATTCTAGTGTTGGTGAGCAAAATTCTTTCAGCGGAACTCTTTCTGAGAAAATTGATGATGCTGTAGTAAAAATGCAAGAAATTGGAAGTAATTCACTTGGATCTCAGGATCAGGGAAGATCTTCAATTCGTAAAGAATATACAAAATTTTATAATTTCGTAAAGGGAGGAAATGATTCATTAAGTTCTCTTCGTAGAGAAACAATGTTCATTAACATTTTAGAAGGTCTTCATCCCTTGGAAGCAGAAATTTTATGTCTTTGTAAGGATAAGAAACTTCAAACTAAGTATAAAATTACAAAGGAAATTGTTTTTGAAGCATATCCCGACATTCAATGGGGGGGTCGTTCGTGAGCACAGTTAGTAGTGTAAAAGAGGAAACACTCAAAATGGAATGGACACCAGAAGAAAAAAAAGATATTCCTCCCAAATATGGATGTGAAATTTTACTAGAAAATGCTACAAATGAAACTATAAAGGATCCGTCTTTTCCTACTGATGCTTATATTGTAGTTTATGAAGTTGATGGAAATAGATGCATGGATCTTTGTAGAGGAACAAGAGTTCGCATCTTTGATTTGTATTACGATAAATTTGGACCTAACGCGGTGAAAAAAATTGATTGGGGATACGGTAGAGTTAATCCAAGACTTTGGGGATATAAATCTTCACCGTCCAAAACTAAAAAGCGAAAGTGATTTCCCTGAGGGGGCAAAAAATTTCCCCCAAAAATTTCTCACGCGATAGTTTTTCAAAAAGGTAGCAGTATGATACAATTTTGGTATCAGTTGCTACTTTTTTGATTTTATGCTAATATATACAGTACGTTGATCGCATAAGCGACGGAAGTACCATTTGGGAAGCAACGCGCCAATACCTAAAAAGTAAAGGAGCAAACCTAATGTCCAAAGTCGTATATCGTGGTGTTGAATATGATACCCAAAAGCGCATTGAATACCAACAGCAAATGATGCAGCAACCCCAACAATACAACGAAACCTATCGTGGTATTAAGTATGTAAAGGAGGGGCACAAATGAACACTTATTTCGTTCGCTATCTCAAAACAAAAGCAAAGAAGGAAAAACTCCTTCAAGTAGCACAACTGAATATGGCAAAAAAACCACAAGTTGCCTGAAACTGGGAGGATTGACATCCTCCCTTTTTTTATGTAAAATGAGATGAGAGTATTACAAGATATGGACAAAGAAAAATTAAAACTTATCGTTCGTAATATAGAATTGCTTGTGGATTCATTAAAGGCAGAAATCTATTCTGATGTTTCTGCTTATACTCCTATGGAACCGATGAGAAAACGGGCAGTTTTAGATTATGACGAAATTTTTGAGGATAGTGATTTAGATGACGAATAGAGCAAAAGAACTGGTAAAGTTGCTTGAAAGATTGAGTAAACAAGACCATCTTTATTCTGATGAGCAACTGATAGAAATGAAACAACAATTGCGAGTTGTAAAACAAGAACTTGCAGAACTTGAAGCAAAAACATCAAAAGGATTTGGAAAGAAATGAGACCTATTAAAGCAAAAGATCTTCTTGAACTTGATAAGAGACTTGAAGTAGTAAAACTTCAAGGATATCCAATTCCAGAGCAGGTAATTTACCAAGCAGGAAA